GTTTCCCAGTCACGATCGGTCCGGGGAAGTGGCTGCGGTGTTCAGTTCGTAGCCGAACAGACCTTTCACCACCACGCGGGTAGGTTTCAAAGGCGACGTGAACCCGGGAATGCGCGGTCGCTCTCCGTCGCGGCATTGCGCGTGGAGATCCCACCACGAGTCATCATAGCGGGCGAACTTGGACGTGCCCTGATTGTTGGGGGGATTGGTGAAGTCGTAGACGTCCGTCGAGACTGCTTCGTCGTCCTGTTCCACCGATAGGTTGTCAACGTCAAGGCAGGGCCACGGGAGGTAGAACTCATCTTGGAGGAGCCAATCAGTGGGAACACGGAAACCATTGGAGCGGTAGTCAAAATACCAGAACTGGCGATGACACTTCTCCTCCACCCACCGCGAGGCGCGGTTGATGCAGTCCAGCAACCAATTGTTCTCATAGGAATTCTCGTTGCCGAGTTCCATCTGAACCTCTTCCAAGGTGCAGTAAGGACGGAGCAGCGTGACTGGAGTCGTGCTGCCTCTCTTGTTACCGGTGCTCATCGAAAGTTTGAAGTGTCTTCAAAATTAAACCGGAGCGAGTCCGGTCCAACCTTGGCGGGAAGCGTGTTCGAGAACCGAGTCCACAATCTGCGGGCGGGTGTCCTGCGGTGCCCCGGCCACGGTAGCGAATCCCAACTCTCTCATCGCCTTTGCCACCTTGCGGATATTGACGATGCTCAAGCGATTCAGCTTCCGGTAGATCTGGCTCCCTTTCCAGTTGATGGAAGTGAGATCGAAGTCAACGGTCTTCTGAGGCTCCACCCCGGCAGGCAGGACAAGCTCGCATCCCTCTTCATCTTCGAGGAGTTCAAAGCGGGGATCACCGCAAGCGGTCAACCACTCCTGTTCAGAAAGGACGAGTTTGTCGCCGGTCTCAGTGTGACCGTGACGACCGACGGTTTGGGCGGGGCCTTTGTAGCGGACTGTTCTCATGGTCCGGACAGGTTACCCGCACTCCGCCACAACGTCCACCAAAAAAGAAGTGGGGCACCCCCGCCCAGAGGTGCCCCACCGATGTCCTTGGTTCAGGAATCTGGAAGACGAACAACCAGAAACATCTATCTCGCTACGCTTTAGGCAGCGTAGCCGTGTGCCATGGCCACGAGCTGCTCGGTGGCGCTCGGGTTTTCGAGAGGCACGAAGTCGCGGCGGAAGGAAGCGACGATCCAGTTGCACTGGTTCTGGATGTCCTTGTCCACCTCGATGGTGAAGTTGCGGCGACGACCAACCATCCACTTGGAGCGGTGGACGAGAAGGAGCGAGCCCTGATCCGTGACGGCTCCGTCGTAGACGCCAGCGGCGTTCAGATCCTCGCGGATCGCAGCCGAGACGATGATCGGGATACCGAAGATCTGAGGAGCGACACCGGTCAGGATGCGAGCGTTGCCCTGTCCCACCTTGTCGACGGTCAGAGTCTCGTCGAGCATGACCAGATCGTTGTAACCGTTCACCCCGGCGATGATCATGAGATCCTGCGGGCGGATACCGTAGCGGCCCATGGACTTCCGGAGAGCGCCGATGTTCTGAGCGGTGATACCGCCAGTGGCAAAGGAGGTCAGGAGACCGCCTTCGATGGCATACTTCCGGAATCCCTTCCAGACCTTGCGCTGGTCGAGAGTGGCGAGCACGTCGGAGTCCATGTGGTTTCCGGAGTCGTCACCGTTGATGAATGCCTGCTCCAGCGCATCGGCGGCGGAGACAGCGAGCTGGCCCTGAAGGAAGCCAAGCAGCGGGATGATGGAGTCCTCCTCAGCCTCGTAGCTGTAGTTGGTCTGCGCGATCATCTTCTTGGCGTCGAGGATCACCTCACCGGTTCCCGGACGGGACACCTGTGCGGCCCTCGCTTCCTCACCCCGGTAGAACGTCGGGCGAGTGGTGGAGACCGGGAGCTTGAACGTTCCGGTCGGCATCTCGATCTCGGTGGCGAGGAGGCGGGCAGCAACTTCGCTTTCGAGATACATGCGAGCCACGATCTCACTGGAGAGTTCCGTGTTGATGAGTTCCGCACCGAATCCGGGAGCGTCCGTCATCATGCCGGGAGCAGCGGCTTTGCCCTGATGGATGGCCTGATGGGTCATCGACTTGATGTAACCCTCTCCGTTGCGCTTGGCTCCTGCGAGCTGCTCCTCGGAGATGCCATCGTTCATGCCCTCGGGGCGCTTGATGCCGTGACCGCCGTCAGAAGCGTCCAGCGCCTCCTGCTTGGCGTGCATCATGCAGATGTTGAGGAGCTGCTTCTCGGCGACGGACAGGTTGCCCTTCCGGTGACCGACGGGAGCGACCTCGACGACACCCTGATGGATCATGCGACTGTGCCGCTTCCCCACCTTGGCGAACTCGTCCTTGAGTCCCTTGACCAGCTTCTCGACGTCTTCCAGCTTCTTCGCGCTGCCGTCGTCCTTCTTGAGGCGCTTCTCCAGCTCCTTGGCCAGAGCTTCCTCATCGACGCCTTCTCCGCCCAGAGCGTCATTGATGGCCTTCTTCAGATCCTCGGCGCTGACGCCTTTGGAACCGTCGATGGACTCACCGAGCTTTTCGAGAGTGTCCTTGTCCAGACCGGCACTCTTGAAGACGTCCGTCACAGCGTCCTTGACGAGAGACTTGATGCCGTCTTCGTCGAGAACGTTCGGGTCATCATCGTCGTCCTTCTTGGACTTGCCGCCTTCTTCGAGTTCGGGATCATCCCCCTCGTAGTCGTATTCGGACGCCTCAGCGCGTGCCTTGAGCCCTTGGAATTCGGACTCCTCTTCTTCGGTGCGGTCGGACTTGCCGTTCAACTCCCGCAGCCTCTTCTTTTCCGTCTGATTCAGTTTCATCGTTTGATGGGTAGAATTGGTTGGTTGGTTCTAGTTGAGTTGCGCAAGTTCCGGCTTACTCCCGCACTGGTTTGGCATGGAAAGGGCGCGATGTTGCTGCACAAGATGCAGCGATTTGAAAATTAGTGCAACGTTTAATTTAAGATGGGTGAAGCATCCCATCCGCCCATTAGGCGCTTGGAGGAGGACGACGCTTCACCTTCTTCTTGGCAGCGCCTTTCTTCTTGGCCTTCTTTTTGGGGGCAGGCTGGGGAGTTTCCTGCGCCACCTCGGCAGCGAGTTCCGCTTCCTCTTTGGCAATCTCTTGAGCAACGACAGCAGGGTCAACTGGGTCAAAAAATCCAGTGATACTCACCGATTTACGGCGAGAGGGAGAGGTGGTCCCAATGTTTGCGGGAGGGTTCGCCACCACCTTGTGGTTGGGCGGGAGATCCACCACCACGTAAAGGGCACCGGGGATGAGACCGGAGAGAGTGCCGTCGTTGGACGCCACCGCCTTGGTTGCCCTCATGGGCTGGTATTCGGTGGGGGCGGGAGCACTCTTGGCCGTGGCACCTACGCCATTGCCGAGATTCAGCTTCGAGGCGCGTGCGTTCACTGCCTCCTCGAATTCCGCCCGGTTCTCCGCTCCGGATTGCCGGAAGTAGATGGCCATGCGGGAGCTGTATTGATTGTCGTTCATGCCGCTCTCGCCCCCCAGATGCTTCTTTCTGAGGGTGGCAGCGCGATTGATAACTCCGTCGTTCATGGCTTAAAAGGTCGGGCGGTTCTGTGAAGGTGGGTGGGATCAGATATTCTTGCCGATGACCACCACGTCAGCAATCACGTCGGCGTTGGTGGGAACCTGAGTCAGGACAAGCTCAGAGGTAGCCTGCACCTCAACTCCTCCCGGCCACGCGAAGTAGTTGGCGCTGCCGTGGTTCTCCAGCAGACCGGAGACCTGCGCCCCAGAGCTGGGACCGGAACCACCGGCAGGACGGGAGATGAGATTGGTGAGATCGAATTCGCACTGGGTGGCGAGAGTGTTGTCGTTGAACTCATTGTCAACGATGGCGATGGCGAATCCGTAGATCTCGAACAGGTTCACGTCCACGCAGTCGAAGTCCTTCTTGGCAGGCTGCGCGGGGAGGTTGAACCCGGGGAATTCGTAGGTGACCGTTCCTCCGCCTTTCGGAACCGTGACCCGCTCGACAAAGGCGACATCGGGTCCTCCGTTGGCTTGATCCGGAAACGTGGTGCGGAAGCTGGCCAGACCGCCCCGGTAATTGTCGAGGACTCCCGCCTCGGTCGGGTCAACCTGCGCGAACAGGTTCATGATGGCAGTGGTCGAAATATTCATGGGCTTCGATTACTTGAGCTGAATGTTGGTGCCTCCGCGCTTCTTGAAGATGTCGAACGCCTTGGCGGCATCCATCTCTCCCGCTTTGCGGACGGTGAAAAGGGCGTCTTGGTTGGCGGGAACCGGGGTGAGGGAGATCTCGAACAGGTTCACCTCCTTGATGGTGTGACCGTCATTGTCGTAGAAGAACATGCCCCCGATGGAGAAGGCTTTCAGGTGACCCTCCGCCACGAGGAACCGCTCATGCTTGAGATGCGGGCTATTGCTCATGTCTCCCTGAACGAAGAGACCCGCAGTGTCAATTCCCATCTTGGAGAAGGACCCGGCGAGGTGAGAGACCCGGTTGGTGTGATCCACCAGCATCACCGGGTTCTTTTTGAACTCCGACAGGGTGGACTTGAAAGCATCGTCAGCGATCACGTCTCCGTCACGGTCGGCGGGAGTGATGGAACCGAAGGTGGAGGCATACCCAAAGACGGACACGTTGAGGTAGTCAATGACCCCTTCGTCGGTCTTCACCTCGGTCATCCGCTTCTGGTCCAGCTCGAACTCAGAGATGCGCTCGAAGGACTTGGCGGTGCCTTCCGTGACGATGCCGTTGAACTCCTCGAAGGTGTCCTCACCGACGGAGATGGTGGTGTCGGTCTTGACCAGAAGGCCAGCGGAGTTGGGCACCGCCAGCTTACCGGTCACCTTCCCGCCTTCCGAGGAGTCCGCAACCATGATCAGTTGCTTGCCTTCGGAGTTCTTCACCATCCCGGCCTTGCCCTTCAAAGGCGAGGGCGTAGGCGCGGGTGGTGCTGATTTTTTCTGCTGTCGCTTGCGGAACGCCTTGGCGTCGCTCACGACCACAAGTCCTTTGGCCATGGTCCTAGTTCGGTTGGTGCAGGTCGGTGGTAGTAGGGCTGGTGGAGTCAGGAGCAGCTTTGTGCTCGTCGAAGATCTCGAATGGCTTCTGAGTGTTACCCTTCGGAGGACTCGTCGAGATCCCCAGAATCGTAACTTTCTTGAGAGTCATAGGAACTCCACCATGAGCTTCCTTCTGACTCTCCGCTTTCGGTGGAGTCATCCTCTTCTCCTTCGGGCACAGCGTCTCCGCCAGATGACCGTCGCTGGTCATCCGCTTCAAGCAATCCGACCAGATCGCCCTTGCGAGCGCCTGAAGGGATGTCGATGCCTGCGGCGTCTTCACTGTTTCTCCTTTCGATCTCCTCCTTGAGCACTGCCACGGTGAGATCGTTGTAGTCGTCCACGGTGACTTCGCCACCGTCGTTGATAGTTTCTGTGTGAGTGGTTTCTTCTCCGACGACTTTCACGTCCTCGGCGCTGGAGTCTTCGGAATCCTCGGATTCATCCGACTCCCATGATTCCCCGCTTACTTCGTCGCTGGAATCGCTTGAGTCTTCCGACTGTCCGCTGCTTTGCGTGTCGTCGGTTTGCTGAACTTGCCCCCCTTCTTCGGCGTTGGGGGTTTCTGCGGAATTGTCTCCTGCTTGGCCATCGTTCTTACTGGTTTGGGTTTCGTCTTCGCTGTTCACCGTATCCTCTGCGGGAACCTCGGGAACCTTGAGATTCGGATTGTGCGGCTGCTCGGCAACCTTGGCGTCGGAGATGAACTCGAAAAGAGGGTTTCCAGACTTGGCCACGTAGCGCCAGTCGCTTCGGGTCATGGAGAACTCCATCCCCGGGACAAGCTTGCCGTAGCGTCCCATGCGCTGCTCGTTTTCACCCGTGTATCTCACACGGACAAAGGGCGATGCCACCTTCTTCTTGGCGGCTGGCTGGGCGGCTTTTTTGGCTGCGGCCTTTTTCTTGGCCCCGGCTTTCTTCTTCGCTTTCTTCTTTGCCATGGCGTCACAATACCGTCTGGCAACTCAAACACAAGCTGAAAGTGAATTTTGAAGACACTTCAAACTTACAGCAAAGGGAGCTGATTCGGGTCGTCTCCGCCAAGACGTGGGTCGATGACTCCTTCACCCATCGTAGTAGCGGGTGCCCTCCCCGGAGAATCGACCAAGCGGGAGGGAATAATCATCCCTTGGTGATTGGGATGGAAAGTGAGCTGTGAGGCGTCCTCAATGGGGACGTTCTGGATGTTGCACGTCGGGATTCCTCGGTAAGTCGGCGAGGTGGCTTCAATGCAGCAACACCCCACTACGGAGACATGAGTCACCACCCCGCTTTGCTGGAGAGCTTCAATGCGGCCAATGTCCGCTGCCCTTCCTGCTTCCGTGCGGGAGATAGTCGGCACTCGGCCATCCACCATCTTCCCGATCTCGTTCTGCAACCGATCGGCCACCGCGATAGCGGGCACGTCACCGTCCGCCTCACCGATGCGCTGAATCTCCCGGTCCACCCGGTCATTGAGTCGGCGCTGGGATGTTCCAGTGAGCGATTCGGAATCCTCGGCCATCTCCCCGATCTTCCGCACAAGCGCGGTCTGGGAAGTGGCTTGGGCACGGTAGCCAAGCAGCTCTGCGGTCTTGGTGAAGACTCCAAAGGCGATGCTCGTCGCGGCGTTGCGGATTCGGCGCTTGATAGCGTCAGTGAATCGAACGGTCTCCGTGCGGATGGCTTCCAGCCAGATAGAGAGGATGTCTCGTTGAGGCACGTTGAATCCCTTCCAGCTCAACTGCCCATAGGCTCCCAGCGTTGCCTCCCGCGCCCGGTCTACCACCGCGCCATACTGCGCATCAAGAATCTCCTTGAGATCGCGGGAAAGGCGCTCGATCCCCCGCGCCCTTTCGAGGCGGTAGATCATGATCATGTCCATCTGCAACGAGAGTCCCTTGCGGCCCTCGAAGTAGCACTGCGCCCAACCTGCATCCGGAACCCGGCTGCGGCGGGCCATCTGGAAACGGCGGTAGTGAGAAATCTTGGCCGACTCCGTTCTAGGCTTGCGAGCTATCTGGAGAGGCATTGGCGTCGTCAGGGTTCGGAGCAGGCTGGCTGGGGTTGTTGGGATCTCCCGCACCCAGAAGTTGCTGCTCGTTGATGATCTGGAGTCCTACCATTTCAAGCGGCACGCCATTCATGTAATAGGTGTTCATCAGAGGATTCGGATCGGGGTCCTCGCCAATCTTCTCGCGGAACTGGTTCGGAGTCATCGCCGCATTCTGGACGGCGGGGAGGTAATCGCGGGTGACCTGCTCCACGTCCACCAGTCCGGAGAGATCGTAGGCCAGACGCCACTGGTCGTTGAACGCACGGGTATAGACTCCCCGCGTCTGAGCGAAATCATTGGTGCCGTTGAGCTTGTCCACCAAGATGTCGAGCAACGGCTTGATCTCAAAAGCGCGGAAGTTGATCTGATCGATGCGAGCGGTGGCGTAGTTCGCGGCCTTCTCAAATCCAGCGATGGTGAGGGGCACCCCGTGGTTCATGAAGATCTCTTGGATTGAGAACTTCTCCCGCTCGATGCTCTCCATTTCGGAGGAGGTGAGACCCAAGCGGATGTAGTCCCAGTCGCCCTGTAGAAAGGCGGTCTTGCCGACGTTCCGCTTTCCGCCGTAGTTGGCCTGCCACCGCTTCTTGAGGCGACCCCACTCGCCTTCATCCATCTCGTCCTCGTCGTCGATCAGATCCTCGTCTTTCTTGACCAAGATCCCGGACGGTTGGGCACCGTTCTCCATGAACCGCTCCTCCATGGTGTCCCGATTGATGAACTTCTCGTAAAGCGGGACAGAGGGTTCGATGTCGCCCATCCCGTGGAGGAACGTCTTGGGATGCGGGCGGCGGAAATGAATGATCTCGTCGGGCTCGAAGGTGGTAGCCTCGCCGTTGATCTTGTAGACGTAGCCCGCCACCTTCTCCGTCTCGTCCGGGATGATCTCGACGTATTGAGGCAGGAGGGGATAGACGTGCTTGGGCCTTCCCCGGGCATCCATGAGATCCTTCAACCAGTAGGCGTTACCGGTGCCCTTCACGTGGAAGGTCCACTGGTAGGTCATCTCAGTCCAAGAGTCGAACGGGTTTGGTGACTCAAGCTGGAGGAGGAGGGGGTTGTTGTCGGGGTTCACCTCGTCCCGGTTTGGTCCGGTGACTACCTTAAAGGCGGTGGATGTCACCACCGAGGCGCAGAGGTGCATTGCGCGGAATGTCGCCCACACCTTCTTGCAGGAGGTGTCCATGTAGGCGTCGTAATGCCGCAGCTTGGAGATAGGAATTTTCAGCCGTTGCTCAATGAACCGGCGTTCCTTCTGGCCAGCCATGACTCTGGCCTTGGCTACGATCTCCGCCCTGCTGGCTCCCGCGAATTGCGATGATTTCTTTTGAACTTTGAGCAACTGCATCAGAAGCGGTGGGAAAATGTCCTGTGCAACCTACCCGATTACACGAGATTTCCAAGCCATTTCTTAATCCGTGCAGTCAACGCAGCGGGGCTCCGACTCTTCGTCGATGTCCGCCACTCTCAGCGCCTCGTCCAAAATGAAATCCCCAACTGGCTTGGCCTTCTCCGTGGCCGCAAGCTCCAGCTTGGCGTGCTCCTCATCGGTGAGAGTCAGCTCAATCTTGACCGTCATGGGGCAATAAACGGCAACCCGTCCATCTCTGCAACGAATTCCACATCCTCCCGGTAAATGGAGGTGAACTCGGCGGCGTCGATGATGAGGCCGAATTCGGAATCAGTGAGAGGCTTGGTGCCGGGAGTGACGAATGGGAAGTATTCGCGGAAGTAGGGAACATTCCACCGGGAACAGATCGCCTCAATGGCTTCCTCGTAATCTCCGCCAATGTCGACGATCACGTCCGCCTCAATCATCCGGTGACCGGTCTGGAGTTGGGAGGTGAACGGCTCGGGCTTCTCCGTCTCTTGGTGCCTCCACCAATCGGAGAACTGCTTGTAAAATCCGGGGGCGCGGTCGGCTACCGAGCGCAGATACTTCCGAGGACAAGCCACCAGCGCAATCCGCGTCATGTCCCGCCAAAGGGGGATGTGGAGTGCCTTCATCCCCACGCGCTCGGCTACTCCCAAACTGGTGTTGTTGAAGACGTCGTCGTTGCGGAGGAATCCGGGCATCATCCACAGGATCTTGGCAGACTGGTCGAGGTAAAAGGCGGGCGTGTTCATGGGTCTAGTCGAATTCAAATTTCGAGGGCGGTTCAGGGGGAGAGGCAGCGCGATGCTCGTGCTCCCTTTCGAGTCGTTTGATCTCTTCCAGCGGGGTCTCTTCCTTCATTGCGCCCGGGTCCCGAGTGGCGAGGAAGATGAACAACCAAGTAAGAGGACCGCAGAGCAGGGCGAGGACATTCTCCGCCCAATTGGCGAGGGAGAAAGGGTTGCGGGGACTGACATAGAGTAACCAGACAATCAGCCCCGGCAACCCCCAGAAGAGGAAGACGCTACCGGCGATTATGAGCACCAACTCCATGATCAGCCCGCCTTCTTCTCTTCTGTTTCCTCGTTGGCATCCTCCCGGAAAAGAATCTGGCCGACCTTCAGGAGAACGACGTCGCACTTGTCCTCCGCGCCCGGTGGGTTCCTGAGATGGGTTCCTGCGGACCAAGGGACATGAACGCGGTCGCCGGGTTGGATATCGCACGGGTGAGGATCATTCAGCTTCTCGTCAATTGCAAGGACGGTTCCCACCTGCGGCATTTCCTGAGATCCGGAGGGGATGATGATGCCCCCGGCGCTTTCGGTTTCGGGGCGGTCGAGTTCGACGGTGACGTTCTTGTTGATTGGGCGGAGTGTTCTTGGATTCATAAGTGACGTGGATTGTAGATGAGTAAAAATACTTTTGCAAGCCTAATTGACGCAGCCATAGATGACCCACGCCCAGAAAGCGAGGGTGAGCGCACCGAGTATCCAAGCGAGGCGCTTGCGCGGCTTTCCGCACCCCGGTCCCCAGACGGACAACGGATCTTCGATCTCGACTTTCTCCCTCAGACTTTTTGAAGTGTCTTCAAATTCTGCCCAAGCAGAACGGATAGTCAGAGACAGGGCGATCATGTCATCCTCCGTCTGTCCCGGTGGCGGTGCGATTGAAGTGTAGCAGTAGGGTCGCTTGAGCGGGCATACCTCGCAACCGTCGTAGACGTATTCGGATTTCCCCAGCGCGGTTCCCAGCGCGAAGACGACGGTGTTGGCGATGTCGTAGCTTCCGTTGTAGCTGCACCCCACGTAGTTGTCGTTGGCCTTGTCCTCATCTGCGGCGTAGGCGAGATCGCCTATCCGGGGTCCCCTGATGTAGGTTCCAGCGTCCCCCATGGCTTCCTTGATTGCGTCGTAGTAGATGGAGAGGAAAGCGGCCACTTTGGGGCGTTCCTGCTCGGTGAGTCGAATGTAAACTGAGTATCCCATATCAAGTCATGTGGTAGTAGATTGTGTTGCGCTCCTCCCGCCAAAAGCGGAGGAATTCGTTCATGGTTCGGCCTTCCGACGCGCAGAGGACCATCCTGCCTCTCTCCGCCGAATAGACCCAATAGTGAGCCGTGTAGTCCTCCTCCTCGTCGCTCCACTCCATCCCGCACCAGCAGCACTTGTCTTGGCTCCAAGAACAGTTGCAGTGGTGACCGCACTCGCGCTTTGAGTTGGGGCATTCGTTCCGCATCATTTGCTCTCCGCAAGAGACGCAGCCAATCTCGTCCTCCTCCCCGGCTTCGCGGAGGTGGTCATGCTTCTCCATGAGGTGGTTGGCCATCACGAGCGCCTTCCCTTCTGCCTTCTTTCGGATACCGGCATCGCAGGCTTCCTGACCGCTGGCGTAGACTTCCACACCGGAGGGCGTGAAGACTTCCTCGGGAACGTGAATGCCACCCATCTGGGCGAACCGGAGACTGAGGAGGTGGTGAGGGTCGTGAACGTCAGCCCACCCCCGGCAAAGGCAGTTGTTGGACTTCTTCTCCCCGCCGTTGTGGCACATGAAGACTCCAACTGGCTGCTCTCCGGTCGGCTTGTCGTAGTCGGGCAGCTTCCGGTATTCAGACTCATGCCAAACCCCCGGCGGCGTAGCCTTGACGTAGGGGCAACTCGGGCACGGTCTCTTGTCGATGGTGAAGTGATTCATTGCGGGTAGTGCTCGTTGGCTTCGTTGAAAAGTTGCGTCACCGCATTCACTCCAAGAATCGGAAGCCACTGGTCATGGAAGCGTTGCCACTCCTCGGCTCCATTGGCTGGGGCTTTACCCGCCAACTCACGTTCCTGGTTTTCCGCAAGCATCACTTGCGCTTCGGCGTTCATGAATGCTGTCTGGGCGTTTACAAAGGCGGCTGCTTGGTCTGGCGTCATTCTCCTAGTTGGTTGGTGATTTCTTGAGGTGAGAGAAGCGGGATGTCACACACGCGCTCGGTTTGGATGAGAGGCGTTGAGTTGTTGGGGCAGTTCGGGTCCACGTCCACCATCTTGTATCCGGTGAAGTTGCAGTAGCGGCGGACGTTCTTTGGCCCGCGCACCACCACGGCCATCCCTGTCTCCATGAAAGCGAGGATCTGCGCGTGAACCTTGGGGTTGCTGAGTTGCTTCTCCGCGTCCGCGCAGTAGCCTGCCACCATGACCTGCATTCCCTTGGCCTGAACCCGGGGGTCGCGCTCTGCCTCGAACGCCCACACCATTCCGGTCTCCTTGGGATGAGCGTCAGGCGGAGTGAGTCCACGGAGGTAGAGGCACTGCCAGTCTTGGCAAAGCGAGGGCCGATCCTCGTAGATCGCGCAACCGCTCCCGGTGCAGTGTTCGCACTCGACGTTGAACGGCTTGTCCTTGGGGTAGGGTTTGAACTCCAGCCCCAACGAGGCGTAGACCCTCGCGCCTTCCGCTTCCGCTTTGGCTTCGATCTGGGGGAGAACGCAGCAGCCTTGGTACCCATCACAGCTACGGGAGCGAGATTGGCGCTCGGTGAGGGACATCTGCTCTGGGACAGATATGACGTTGAACTTGGGCCGAAACCCGGGGAAAAAGGTTTTCATGATGCGAGTTGGCAGCGTGCTCCGTGGTTGTGGAAGGAACCGCACCGCGAGCAATACCCGGCGTCGTGTCCCATGTTGGCGACGGTGTGGATCATCTCCCGCGCCTCCCTCTCCCAATCTTCGTTGATAGGGGCGGCGTCAGAGGGGAAGTAGTGGCGGATGTGCTCCTGAATGGAACCGTGAATCCTCCAGTCCACGTCATGCTTGGTAGGGGGAAAGTCGTCGGGGCAACCGGCGTCGATCCAAGCCTTGGCGAACTCGATGTCCTGATTGCAGGTGAGTCCGGGGAGGAACTGACCCTTGCTGGCTCCGGGAGCGTAAACCATGACGGCGGCGGCTTCCCTGTCTTCGTCTCCGACGTCGAAACGCTCGATGCGGAAACCACGATAATTCTCTGATTCGTCTCTGATGCTCATAACAACATCAGTATAACCTATAAAAAGACTTTTGCAACAAAAAGTTGCTACTTGCTGAACTTTTTTCTGCCCAGCTTCCGTCTTCCCGGCGTTGGGAGGGCGCGGACCTTGGTGCCCCGAGGCGCGGGGATCTTCCCACCGCGCTTGTAGCCAGACAGCACCTCGACGTGCGAGCCGTTGACGAGGATGGCGTCCCACGGATGGGTGAGATCCAACGTCACACTCTCTTTACCTCGCGCTCCACCGAACCCGGTGCTGGTCCCTTCAAAGCGGATCACAGACCCCGGCTTGAATCTACCGGTCAACATCACCCTCACAAACCATTCAAGGAACGGACGGAACGGAGACATCGTGTGGTGGTTCCATTCGTATCCGGAAAGCGGGACCGGGTTGCCTCTTTGTCGAGCTGGTTGGGGTTCCCGATAAAGATCTTGGTGGGCTCGAACAACTGTTTCTGGGCGTTCCACATCTGGAACTTGTTCAGCGACGGACTCCAACGCATCTCGTGGTTATCCGCGCCACTGTGGAACCGCACCTCAACCGTGTTGGCTACGAACTCTGAATTGAGAGGCATCTCACTTCTTCCGCTTGATCTTTCTCCTACCGCGCTGAGGTAACGCCCGGACAGGTTGAGGCTTCTCCGTCGTGACGTAATCTCGGATCATGCTCCAGTTCACCCCCGGCGCACCCTCATAGTCCTGATCTGGATAGACGTAACGGTTCTGGGTTCCTTCTACCTTGGAGAGGTGAAGTTCCTCGCCCTTCTTGAAGATCCAGTTGCCGTTGACCGACAAATCTCTCTCGAACCAAACCACGGCGGGCTTCGCCTTCGCTTCCGCCAGCCCCCTCATAGCTTGAGCGTAGTTGGTGATGCCGCTGGCGGCGGTCTTCCCGAGATTGGCCAGCGCCTTGGAGACTTGCTCCGTGGCCACAGTGAAATCCAATCCGAACGGCGGCGATGGATCAGCTCCCATGCTTGCCAAGAGTTTCTGCGCTTCTTTCAAATCCTCCAAAGTGAAAACGTTACCAGAGCTGTCGGCGGAATTGGTGGTTGGCATATCTGAAAGCGGGGTGGACCCCTCCTGCTTGATCCAGTTCGAGTGCTGAATGGTGAGTTCGACTTGCCCTAGATGGGACCGCGCTGAGTGCTCGCTATTGTAGCTCGCAGAGTGGAAGCTAGATTTACCCTTGGAATTGGTAGTGATCATGGCGAGCCTCCACGGCTTCTCTTGGCCGGGGCGCTCAGTGATCCGGAGATTGATGCTACTCTCTCCCTTCTTCCACTTATGCTCCAGCACCAATCGGTCCCGTTGAGGTGACTGACCTACCCGCGCCATGCGGTTCCTTTGAACGGTATCCGCTATGTGTTGAATCTGCTCTGGAGATAAATCATTCGCATCAGCCATTCTTCTTCCGCTTCATGCGCCTCCGTCCTCTGGTTGGTAAAGCGCGAGCAGGCGGTTCCGGCTTCGGCGCGTTCCTTGGTGCTTGTCCGGGTCGGTTTCCTCTCCCCGCCGACTTCTTCGCGGCTTTCTTCTTTGCGGCGGCGAATTGTGCGCCGTTGTTCATCCCCGGATTCGCCATCTGGAAATTCACGGCGTTGAGCGCCTGCGAAAAATTGCCGTTCGTAGCTCCCGGGAGAACCTGAGCGTTGGTGATCATAGCCTCTACGTGGGAGCAGGGCGTCACTCCGTCATTGTTTGCCGTGTATCCTTTACTGTGCTTCTCCGTGAGCTTGTTATTGGCTGCGGCCAAGGCTTGGTCCCAAGTATCGTAAGAGGTGTAGTTGGCCGACCCGGTGCCTCCCCGCCGTCCCCAAGAGAAGGCTACTTGGTAGTGATTGTTCGGTGTATCGTAGTGCCGGATGACGGCCTTGTAGAACTTATCAGAGCGACCCTGAGAGAAGAATAGCTGTTTCACTGCTACCGTTGTCATGGCTTCACCACCTTCCTCTTGATCTTCCTCCTGCCTGCGGAGGGCAAAGCGCGGGCGGGTCCCGGCGTCTCGTCCGGGGGAACCCACCCAACGGCGAGCGTTTTGTCGGTGCAGTTGGTCCACTGCCACATCCCCGCCTCTTTCCGGGTTTGGCCAAGATACCGCGCAGAGAGTTTGCCGACGTCCATGATGGCACTGCCGACGTCCTCCCGCTCAATGGAGTTCAGGAAAAACCAACGATCACCGCGCCACTCATACTCTCGGATCATTCCGCCTACCCGGGCAGCGAGATCTTCCCGCACAGTGAACTTCCGCCAGCATTGCTCCCTCGTCTGCCAAACGAGGACCACGGTGTCGAAAATCTCATCTTCCGGGTCATACTCTCCGGGGCGTAGCAAAGCACGGTCACCCTTGTCGTAAAGGAGAGCGCCATTCGCCATCATGGTGGTGTCCTGCCCGATCCTACACCTCAGCTCAAGCTTCTCCCGTTCCCACGCCTCGCCTTCCTTCAGTAGGTGGAGGCAAACATGCGCTCCCTGCTCTATGTGCTCTAAACTGAAGTCGCGGCGGAGGGCAATCCCCATCAAATTCTCCTGCGGGTTCTGGGCCATCCGCATCTGATCCGGCGCGAGGGTGTAGACTCCGTGCGGGCTGGATACCTCGTAACACAAGAACTTGTAGATGCCCGGTGGCTTCCCTTCCGGATCGTTGCTCACCTCCAGTAGCATCCACTTCTGACCTTCATGGTGGCGAAGCGAAAGGTGGGCGGTGTGCGGCTTCCTCGGTCCTCTTTCGAGGTAGCAGATAATCTCATCAACTGGCTTACTCATAACACTGTGAGATTGTAAACTAATAAAAAGACTTTTGCAAGAATTACTCTGGCTCCTCGCGCCTTTCCCGAATGAATTTTCGGGCGCGTGCTAGATCGTGACCGAACTTATTGAAAGCGGCGATGCGTGCGCTCTCGTTATCCACGTCCACGCCTTTGAACGCGTTGGGGTAGTAGAGTTTGTCGGTTCCAAGCGAGCAGGTGAGAACCACCATCGACTTGGCTTCATCTTTGGTCTTGGCTGATCCAATCGGTAGTGCGCCTACAGGGCAAGACTTGCCCACGGTTACAGCTACCGCTCAAAAGATCTTCCACTCACCTCCCAGATCAAAATCCTCGAACTCAGTCATGATTTTGAAGTGTCTTCAAATTTTGGGTTGCGCCCGTCCCCCGGGGAACTAGTTCGGGAACTATGGGGGACGGGCTAGGGTGGATCAGGCTGGACGGGCCTGACCCTATGGGAAGTTTACCAAGCAGGGAGCGTTGCGCCGTTCAGGACTCCGCCGTGGGCCAAAGCGCCGACGATGTTGATGGACACGACGTAATAGCGTCCCTTGGGGTCCTGCTTCGGTCTGGGGTCACTGGAGCCACGCGGAGCCACGGTCTGGACCGTGAGCGTGATTTTCAGCTTCCCGGCTTTCACGTCCGCAGCCACCTTGGCGTCGGAACAGATGGCGGTGATGCCGTTGGCGTCCGCCTTGAGATCGGTGAGCTTGATCGTAGTAGGGAGCGTGCGGGGAGTCTGGTCGGCTCCCTGCCAAGCCTCCACCGCAATCGGTCCCCCACCGTGATTCCCGACGGCGTTGCCGAGCACGTTGTCTTCGGAGTGGTTCCGGTTGTGCTCATAGACGTCGAAAACCTTGATGCGCTTGGGGTCCTCCTTCTTGGGTTGTTCGTTCTCTCCGGACTCCATGGCGTTGATGCCAAAGGGGAGCAGGGCGAGGGTCAGTAGGGCGGTCGCCAGAGAGGCGAGTTTGGTTCTGGTATTTTTCATTCGTCGTGTTTTTCTTGTGGTTGTGAGATCAGCATTCCTTCACTGGTCTCGAAAACTATCCACCGCGCCACTCCGCCGTCTACGGTGAGGGTGTTGTAGGGGTCCAAGGCGAGCTGCCTCCATACCTCTTGGTCGGCTAGCCTCTCCCTCCGCGCCACGGCTTGTTCGGAGAGCTTCTTGGGGCGCTGGGGCATGTGGGTGTAGATATCCCGGAGACGTTGGCGGCGACGGCGTTCGGCTTCACCGTCCTCCCATTTTTGCCGCCCACCCGCTCGTTGGTTGGTTGGGTCTCCTTGAGTGGAGGTGCTGAGACCACCGGACTCGCGGAGCAGGTAGGCGACAAGTGTTATGAGAAAACCTAAAAGGGCGATGATGAGAAAGCGGGTCATGTCGTGGAGCAGTGGGAGTTGAGGAACTTGAGAAGGCCAGCTTTGTCCGTGGGGACTTCGACGCCCTCCGCGTTATTGAGCTGGGGCTTCATGGTGATCTTTGGGTCGTCGCGAAGGATGGCGCGGGCGACCTTCATCTCAGACTTGGAGCCATGAAACTGTTGGCGGTCTCCCGCCTCGTCGGCGTAGTAGGTGACGTAGAGTTTCATGCGAGGTTTTCTTCGATAGTTTCCTTGAGTTTGGTGTATCCCTCTCCTGCGAAAAGGTCATAGGCTCCGGTGGGTTCCATGCTCTCCTTGCCGACGGTTCCAGTTGGCGCGGCGAAGAATAGCTTAATGCGCTCCACCTTCTTGGGCGGGTCCGGTCTAGGCTCCTTACCTATCACCTGATTGATGGTGAGCGCCTGCCCTTCGATACCGTATTCAACGTGGAACTCCTCCACCCGGCTACCGTGCAGGGCTTCTATGTTCTTCGCCTGTTTGGGAAACAGCTCAAAGGCGAGACTGCGGGTGATTTCAATCTTCATAGGTCGGTCTCCTTGATGTGGATGGAATTCGCGGCGCGGGGTTCGATCTGGAGCGTTCCCCGGATGGTGGCCACCTCGAAAAATTCTCCGTCGCCCTGCCCCTTCACGCGAAGGATCTTGCTGCCGACGTGGATCTCAACGGAGTCTCCGTCAATCGGCACCTTGGTGTAGTGGCCCAACTTCTCGTCCCACACGCTGGCGTAGTAGCGGACGGGGGCGGGCGGCTTGGGTCTGCGTTCGGGCTCGGCCATGACTATCCCTCCTCTCCTTCCGGAATAGCGACCCCGCGCTGGTGCTTGCGTCCGTCTTGGATGCACTCGTCCATCTCCTGACAGAAAGTCTCAAGGTCTACGGAAGGCCAGTGACCATCTACCTCATACCACCAGTTGCCAGCGTCGGCGACTTCGAGTTGCGCGTCCTTCCGCTCAATCAATTCTTCGAGCAGTTCCTTGGCGCGGGTGAGATCTCGGATCTCGCATAGCAGATTCAAGTTTTCTGGCGTTCTTGCTAATCTTCTCATAACTCCAGTAGTGTATCCTATAAAAAGACTTTTGCAACAAAAAAGATGCCTTGAGATGGAATTTTTTCCTGCTACGCTTCGAGGATGATCGTAAAGCATCCCGCCTCCGCCGCCGTCCCCAAGCTGATCCAAAAGCGCTGCTACACCAAGCACAATCCGTTCGGTGACCCCAAGGACTGGCTCCACGGCGGGAACTACTATGAGTGGCACTACTCAATCGCTCGGGCGGCTGCTCCTGCCCGCATCCTTGAGATCGGCGTGCTTTACGGCTACTCGGCGGTGGCGATGATTCAAGGCGCGATTGACGCGGGAACGCCCAACCCGGAGTTCATCGGGATTGACCGCTGCTTTCAAGACCCCAAGTCCAACGAAAGGGCGGAGGCTGGATTGAAGATGGCCTTCCAGAAGCGCGGGTGGAGCAACTTCCGAATCGAAGACCGGGAGGGGGATCAAGTCTATGACTTGGGCGAGTTCGATCTCATCCACGTTGATGCGGACCACGACTCCCCGCTTTCAACTTCTCAGTTCGTCGCCGCGTGGGCGCAACTCAAGCCCGGAGGCTGGTGCCTGATCGACGATTGGGGTTCCGCAGACAAAGGCGACCACAAAGGCTATCAGGTGCGGAACACCTCCAAGGTTCTCTACGATCTCTACTTCAAGGGAGAGGCTGAGACCATGACCAATATCAACTCCCACACCGGGCAGATGTTGGTCAGGAAGTCGCTCGGTAGTTGAGCGAGACGCGGTTGAAGACGATGAACTTCTGCCCGCTCAATAGCGGCGTGGAAGTATGGGGGTGGGTCGGTCCTGCTAAGTGGACCACAACGTCCCCGCGCTTTGCAACGTGATTCACTCCGTGGCGCGGATAGACCAAGTGCCCTCCGGTGTAGTCATCGTTGAGGTAGACAATCACGCTCCAATACCACTCCCCCATCTTATCCAAAGCGGGACAGTCGAAGTGGGACTTGAATTCACCGCCCGGTTTGTAGGTCGTCCCCCGCGATAGTTGGATGTGCTCCGGTCCCGGTGGCGCGAGGAGGTTGTTCTTGTCGAACCGGTCCAACTCCGCGTGGATCTTCTGGAGGACGGCAAGGATGTGTGGGTGAAGGAAACGATAGGAAAGGTTGTTGTCCTGAATATAGCAATGAGGCAGGGCTTTGGTCCACCCTACTTCCTCCTGCGCTTTGAGAACGACATCACAAACAGCGGGCGGAACGAATTCGCTCACCGTCCAGATATCCGGGCCAACTTCAACCATGCCCGGCCAACGCGATATGTCGGATTTTGAAGACACTTCAAAAATGCCGCAGGCTGGGTTTGATAGTCTCAGACGCCCTACCGATGGTGTTGCCCTCGGTGATCCCCACCCAGTGGGCGAGCTTCCGCGTTTCTCCAAACGGATCTTTCAGCAAGTCCTCATACTCCACGCGCAGCTTGATCTTGGCGGGGAGGGAATCGAAGTGACCGCGCACCTTCCGATACATCTGCGTCATGTAACCGTCCGCCTCGCTGGAGTCCGGTCCCAGCCACCCCGTCTTGGCCAAAGAGGCGACGCACTTGTGGAGCTTGCGGTGAATCCAGACGTAGCGCAGATCGAGTCCCCGGCTCTTGCGCAGCTTCTCCAAAGCGGGCACGCACAGCGACAGTTGCGGGTTCTTCATCCCCCAGTAGTCGTAGCGGGTAGAGAGTGAGTGGACGTGGTCGTCCAGCTCGTTGTGCAGCTCCCACGCGCCGGGGTTGTTGGCCAGCGCCTTACCCAGACCGATGAGCCGAAGATCCTCGAAATATCCGTCTGGGTTCACGTCGGAGAATCCCTGCTGTGGCTCGGCCAAGTTATCCCCCATGCAGACCCCCAGCGTGTGGAGAACCTGAGAGATGCAGGAGGAACCCGAGCGCCCGGTGGTCAGCACCACGATACCCACCGAGGACCGATAGTCTCGCTTTTTGAAGTCCAGCACGCCATCCGTCTTGAGGAAGTGACGGGTGCCTCGGTGATGGGTCAGGTGGGACAAGCTCCACTTCTTGAGGAGCGTTGCACGGAATCCTTCGCGCTTCCGATTCTTGTCGTAGTTCCTCTGCGCCTTGTCCACCCGCCGCTTTCCCTTCAGTCCTTTCTCATCGGTGAGATCTCCTCCGGGATCGTGGCGGATGTTGGCGCGGTGGAGGTGGAAGACTTTCAGCCCCGCCATCTTGCCCTTGATGAAGAAGTCCATGTGCTCGGAGACGATTGGGATGGCGGGGTCCCAGCCTCCCATCCGCTTGATGGAATGAGTGCGGGCAACGAAGAAGTTGTGGCAGATATCTACGCGGATGGTGGTGTCAATCTTCCTGACCCGAGGGATGCGCATCCGGATTCCCCCACCTTCGTAGTTGAAGTGACCGAACCAATGGCTGCGGGTTCCATCCACGTTGTGATAGCTACCGCCAACCACGTCAGGGCGCTCACTCGGTTTGGAGGTAGCGCGGCAGGCAGCGAACATTGAGTAAACGTCCTTCTTGCGTTCAAAGAAGTGGTCGTCGTCCACGAGGCAGAAGAAATTGGTGCCTACTTTGGAAAGGGCGAGATTCCTTCCCGCGCTCAAGTTGGCGATGCCCGTCTCCTCGTCCGGTTCTCCTACGCGGAACACCCGCTGTCCCTCATGGAGCTTCACGAACACCGGATTCTCTGAGACGTCCGCAACCACTACGTTGACCCCGGGAAAGAACTTGGCAATGGAGTCGAGCAGCCGTTGGAGTTTGCGCGGACGGTCACAGCAAACCACGATGAACGTAAGCTGGCCTTGGAGTATCCGGTTGGGATCTTTGGTCACCTCTTTGTGTGGATTGACTCCCGCAGAGGAGTGAATGGTGGATTGGCTCATGTGGTGGTTCTCTTTCTCTTCAGCTTGCGCCTTCCTCTCTCCGGTAAAGCGCGGGTTGGTTTCGGTGGTTCTGCGTCCTCGTCAGTGTCCTTGGAAAACGCTTCCCAGCCGTAGTGCATCATAAGGTATTTGTTGCCGCTCTTGCAACGGTGGATTGAGCCAATAGGCCACTGCGCCTCCACCTCCGCCCTTCAACGTGTTTCCAGATGTGACCTTCAATAATGCCGTGTTCCCTACCACTAAAAGCTTGAACAGGTGTAACTATAATGCCTTGCCACGACAAATGCCCCAACCAACCGGTGGCGGGGTTGCTGCTGATCTCCTGCGTGTAGCTCACCGGCCTATTGTAGACCGGTAAAAATACTTTTGCAATATTTAAGATCAGGCGAGCTTGAGACGACGGCGACGCGTCAGAGTCTCCCAAGCTACAGACACGGCGTCCACTTGGTCATCATGCTCCACGTCCGGGAAGTATGTCAGCTCCTCAAAGAAAGCGCGGTTCCAGTCTCCCTCACAGACGTAAAGGCGGCGAGCTTCCGCAACGTGCATCCAAGCCTCGGCGCGAGCCATCTTTCCTCCCTTGGGTGGGTTGCACTTGATGACCTTCACGTCTCCGCGCAATAGCTTGGCCACCTGCAACCGTCCCATCTCAAATCCACTCACCGCCTCCATCCCAAGCGTGTTGGCGTTCTCCTCCTCTTTGTCTTGGCGGGCGAGGTCAACGAGGCGCGGTTGCATCTTGGTCCACACCAGCTTCTTCCGCCAGATATCCAAGATATAGAATTCACGGGTGCCGCTATCCCACGCGCAAAGAGCGCCCACCGAGTAGTCACTCGTTTGCTTCTCCGTCAGCGCCAAGTCCCACCCCCGCGCTCTTGGGATGTTGCGTGGAACGTCTTCGCGCTTGATCCTATGAATCTTCGAGATATCCAACTGCCCCGCGCCAGCAGGGATTGGGTTGCCCTGATACTGGCTTTCCCATTCGTAGGCGGGCTGGGTTGCCCTCTCCGCCATGAGAAAGTGCGCATCCTTGAATTCCGGGAACAGTGCTTGGTTCTCTTCCATCCTACCCAGAGGATCATCCGGCCCGCCGGTAGACAGCGCGGGGTAGTTGTGGAATACAAATTTCCGGTAGCCGAATCCTTCAAGGTCCAGATTCTTGTTGTAGTCCGGATCTTTGAGTGTCCCGATCAAATCCTGCGGGTGCCACCGCGTCATGATGATGAACACCTTGCTGTCCGGAGAAAGGCGGGACAGGCAGTCGGCGAAGAACCAATCTTTCACCTTGGTCCTCTCCACGTCGGATTCGGCGTCTGCGCGGCCAGAGTGCGGGTCATCAATGATGAGGTAGTCCAGACCGTGACCGGTGAACTTCATCCCCCGCGACTTGGCCATCACCTTGCTCCCGGTAGTAGTCACCCACTCCTCTTTCTTCTGGAGCGAGCGGCACAGCTTACAGTTCGGGAAGATGAGCTGATAAATCGGATGATTGATGATGTCCCGGATCTTATCCGAGAACGTCCAGACCAGAGAGGGAGAGTAGGCGGTGATGCCGACGCGGATACCCGGAAAGCGGCCCACCAGCCAAGCGACGGTGATGATCGTCAGGATGGTGGACTTGCCGTGCTGGGGAGGGACTGAGACCGCATGGCGCTTCTGATCCATGTTGTGGACGTCCTGAACTAACTGGAGTAGTTGGCGGGCCATCTCCCCAAGGATGTAGGGGCGCTCGGGGGTTGGGTTCAGGATCTCCTTGATGAGGAGGAAGAACATGGTGGGGTCCGTCCTCGCCCCGGCGATTGCCTTGATCTGCGCGGGGAGCAACTGCGCAGAGGCGGCAGCGGCTTCGTTCTCCGCCTTCTCGATAGCTGCACGCTGACGGTCCCTTGCCGCCTGCCTACGCTCCTCCATCTCCGCAGCCTTCTTCTCGGCGCGGCGGACTTGCTTGGACTTGAGCCTGCGTCGTTTACGCGTGGCCTTCTTCTTGACTGCTACCGCCATCGGGTTCGATCTCCTGAGTAATTGCCTTCATCTGCTCGGGGGTAAGGTGAGATAGAACAACGTCCAACGCACTCCGCACGGTAGCGTTGTTGTGGTCCACAGGAATCAGCTCGTCTTGCTTCTCCACATACCCGCGTTCTTTCCCCTTGGTCTTGAGGTAGAAGATGATTGCCTTGGTGTCCCCGGCTTTCATCCGCGCCCAAAGAGCGTGCTCGGCAAAATCCAACCGCACCTCTTCAATCTCCGCGATCTGTTGACGGAACGTGGCGTCAGTCTTCATCCACTCGTAGTAGGCGGTGCGGTCAATCCCCATCTTCCGGCAGCAGATGGCTATATTGCCCAGATTCCGCACAAAGAGTTGGAGGAAGATATCCTTGCGTGCCCTCACGTCCTGCTTCCGCTTTCCCCGGGGAATGATGATTCGGCGCGAGAGTTGGTTGCCGGTATCCGGGCACTCGTCCACTAGGGTAAGGGCAACCGGAGCGGCTGGGTTGATCTGTTGGTGGATTCCTTGTGCCATGGTGGGGAACAGTTTAGCTCAAGTTTGAAGACTCTTCAAATTTTACCCGTAACACCGCTCGGCCAACCAAGCAATGATCTCATCCTGCTCGGCTTCGGTGTTGTTGGAAAGGCGCTCGAATCCGAACTCCTGCTCAAGGTTCTGGACCTTGGTGCGCTTAGCTTGGCGGAACTTGTCTGATTGCTCCGCGCCTCTTCCGGCATGGCGTTCCGCCAGCACCTCTTCGGATACCTCAACGATGATCCCTTCCGTCTCGGTTGGGAACTCTCTGAAAAGGGAGGCGTTGGTGAGGCGGTCGCCTTCGACGATCACCGCGCAGTCCTGCCCTTCCAACTGGTGAAGCATCTTGATGAATACGGGCTGGACCGCCATGGATAGCTTGTCCCCTCCCTCGAACACGGACCCGTCATAGACTCCGGTGATCCAGAGTGAACGGTCCTTGTCAACAATGCCCCGCACCAGTCCGAATTGGAACGGTTCAAACTCCCCCAGCCTCTCCGCCGCTTCTTCACGGAAGCGTCTCAACAAGGTGGTCTTTCCTACTGCGGGCTCGCCGCAAATTGCAATCAGGTTCATGATAGTTCTTTCAGGTAAGTTGGATCATAGGTTTCGCGGCGGAACTGCCAGAGCACGTCCCACTCTACTCCATCTTGGACGTTCTGCTCCATCTGGACAAGTTCACGACGGGCGCGTTCGATGTAGTAGCCGACCCACCGCTTCCCCTCCTTGAATTTGCGGTAGGCGCACAGCGTAGTCTCTATGGACCAGACGTTGTCGTGCTGCTCCAGTCCTCCGTTGGCGTCGTCATAGACTCTATCCCGGAGATAGTCGAAGGATTGCTGGAGTCCATTCATCTCCGGTTTGGAGAGGCGCTGGCCGTTGTCTCTGCGCTTGTCGTCCTTGGTGAGCAGGGAATCAAATCCCAGCGCGTAGGCCACCCCATTCCGGCAGCTCTCCGCCTCCCGCATGTTGAGGGTAGTGGGAGCAAGGTCGTGGGAGGTGAGCGTGTTCACCATCTCCAAGTAGAGGAACATGGTGAAGCGTCCGAAAGTGAAGACGTTCTTGAAGTAGTCCCACATGCGGTTGTGGAGCTGGGTTGCGGTTTCATCCCCTACCTTGGCAAAGGCGAGCCCTTGTATCCACCCCGCGTTCTGGATGTGCTCCCGATAACTCCGCACGCAGTCCACCCATTGGTTGCGGGAACGAGTCCAGCGGCGGTCTGTTTGGAAAATCACCTTCTCCCGGTTAGCGTCCCACCATCTCTGGAGTCTCCCGTCATCGATCGTTTCGTAGTCCGGGAACTCATTATACATGAAGAACGCGGTGGTGGGCGAATAGCAGGTGGCGTAGAGAAACGCCAACCAACTGCGCTGTTCCGGGTTCAGCTCGTAGCGATCACAGATGTAGCGGAGGCAGTCGTTGGCGGGATCAATATCCAGCGCGTGACTTGAGTCCGAATGGTAGCGGAGGAATTCCTCAACGCGCTGTTGATTCACCTGCCTCATACAGCAGGGATCTCCATCTTGTAGTAGGCGGGGATCTCGCCCAGCCCACGCAGCTTCCGTCTTTTGAAAGCGCGACCGAAGATATCCCGAGTCGAGGCAACGAAGATCCCGTCATTGCACTGGCCAGACCAAAGAGGGCGCTTGAGGTTACGCATGAACCCCAGCCCGTCCTTTGTAAGCCACCCCCCGGCGAACGTGCCCTGCGTTTCCTCGACGAACGTTTTCAGCTTCTTCCCGTGGAGCGCCAGCAGCGCCAGCTCACAATCGTTCTCCGTCTCAAGGCTGACGTGATACTCCGCTTCCATCTCCCTCTTGGTTCCCATGTGGAGGGTCCCGTTGAAGCACATGGCTATCCCGTGGCGGAGGATGGGCTGGTTGTTCTTGTGGTCCTTCCAGTCGCCGCTCGTTGAATAGCGGAGGTGGAATAGGAACTGACCGGTGGCGGGCCACGTCTTCAGTAGATGGGCCACCAGATCTTCCTCGGTGTGGGCCTTGAAGGTCTCAACCTCCCCCGCGTCATTCACCCACGCCATACCGAAGGAGTGGACGCCACGGATGCGGGATTCACGAATCAGGTTTTGAAGACACTTCAAATCTTCACCACTGTCCCCGGGTCCGCTATAACCGATGATCGCGCACATGGCTCTAAAGGTGGGAGGTGGCGAATTGTTCGGCGGCGGAGACTACCTGACGCACCACTTGGCGGTAAAGGGCGCTGGCTTGCTTGAGAGGCTGTAGCGCGGCGATGCGGCGAGCGGGCGGCTGGGCGAACGGTCCCAGCGCAATCAGCTTCCCCTCCCACTCAGGGAACTTGGCAAGGATTGTCTCCACGCGCTTCCGGTTTCCGGCGTCCATGAAGACAATTGCGTCGGCCATGTTGATTTTGGCGGCGGTGAGCCTCCCTGACTGGTAGTCGCGGAGATCAAGGTGGAGGTTGTTGGCGGTCTGGCGGATCTTCTTGCCCGGGGGTCCCGGCTTCCAGTCTGCGGCTTGGTAGGAGAGGAGGGAGGCGTGAAGGATCTCGGCGTTGGGGCGGGTGCGCTTCATGGCGGCATAGGCCAGAGGCACGCGGTGGTTATCACCCAGCCCTACAATAAGGATTCTCATGACAGTTTTGCGTATTCGATTTGTTCTTTGCCCTTCTTGGTCTTGGTGGTTCCCATACACCTGAAACCAAGGCGCTCATAGAACGCTTGAGCGGCGGTGTTGTCCGCGTCCGTCTTGAGGACGATGGGGGCAGGCATCTCTTCAATCAGGCGGGAAGCTATCCCCATTCTGCGACAGGACGGGTCAACTGCGATATCGTAGAGCGTCGTCTTTCCCTTGTAGTGTCGCCACCGCGCAAATCCTCCGCCCGGGACTACGCGCCACTGCCCCTTCCACTTGTCCATGTAGGCAGACCAAGGCCAATGGAAATTCCCGAACACCCCGCACTTCTTCCACAGCGCCTCAATCCAATCGCGGTCATACTCCTCCGCGCTGCGGATGGGCTCACTTGCGGTTACTAGCGCGGTTACTTCCGGGGCGTCTTGCTCTGGTTTCGTTGACATCTCGGGCTTTCTTCAGCTCCTCTTCTTGGGTTCCGCACTCTTGGATATCTTCGCGGAAATACATCACCAAGGCGAGGCGGGTGGCCTTGGGTTCCAGCGGCTTGAAAGGGAGGTTTCCGTGGAGCTGGTGGACGTCCATCAGAAGCACGTCACAGGTTTGAACATCCACGCCGATTCCGTATTGGGGGAAGCACGTCTCGCTCCCTTCAAACCGTCCCCGGCGCACCACGGCGAGGTTTCCGAACCCTTCACGAAAGTCGCCTTGGTCGTAGTGGCAGGCGGTGCGGAAATTCTTGTTCACGGTAACGGTAGAGAACGCAGTGCCCTCCACCACGAAGTCCGAGGAAGACGCGTCCACCACCGCTCTTTGCTTCTGGTAGGGTTCAGGCATGAGCGCCTGATAGACGTCATCCACGCTCCGGATCATGGGGAACGCTGCTTGGAACTTCTGGAAGTTCTCCTGCGTGTAGGCGGTCAGGCGGCAGTAGGGAAAGCGCGGGTCACTCCCGAAATAGCCGACAATCGATCCGTTCGTTTCCTTCGCATAGGATGTCCCGCTCACCGTTCCGTCAGCCAATATCCGCTTGTAGCGGTATCCGGAAAGGCGGACGATTCCTCGCCCGTTGGCGTTCTCCTTCATCAGGACTTCATCTGAGTGTTCCCCCGCCGCCATGCCACGGTTGTAGCTGGTCCTTTCTCCCGCCTCATGGAGCGCGTTGTATCCAGCCACTACAACGTCCGGAGGAGTGACGTTGGTGCGTAGCTTCAGGAGGCACTTGCCGGTCTCCTTACAGAACACGTCAACGTTCTCCCCCTTGATGATGGTGGGGATCTGGGAACGCTCCAAGAACTTCCCCTCCCGCTCAACCGTCTGGTCGGCGGTGAGTAGTTTGGAAACCTCTACCCGCTCGGCGGGGAGGGCACGGATGCTGTCAAGGTCCATCATGGTTCTCTAGGATTTTCCAAGATCTTTGAAGATCTTTAGGGGTGACCACCGGGGGTCATCCGTGGGCACTGTCGTAACTGTCGGCGCTGTCGCCAAGATCGCCAGAGGTGATCTCCTCCGCGCTCTCCGTCTCCTCCTCATCCCCGGCAGCGGCCAGTTGGCCTACGCACCAAAGGACGACGGCGGGGAGCGTATCCTCACCGTGCGCTTCTGTGATCTGTTGACCGTAGTTGGCCTTTACCTGATCCACGAGCCCGATGAACTCCTCGTGCTGGGCGAGGGTGTAGATGAGTTGAGTGTAGCGGATAGAAGAGTTGGTCGGGTCATTCCCTCCGCTGCTCCCCTTATCTCCGTCCGCTCCCTGATCATTCTGGGCATTGTTGCCATCGGTCGTTCCTGTCGCCCCTGTCGCTCCTTGGCCGGGGAACTGGAAACCGGGCTCCTCGTCCATGAATCCAGCGCGTTCATCAAAAGTGAAGCCTGCGATTGCGGGGTCGAAGTCGCCACCTACGGTTTCAAATTCCTTGAACCAAGCCTCCACGCCCTGATTGATCTGAGCGCCTACCGTCTTGTTGGCGGCGAGCATCCGGGCCATGTGGGTGGGCTCATCGTAGTCCTTCACCACAACGTCCGCTTCCTTCACTCCCTCCGCCAGCATGAGCTTCTTCCGCAAGTGACCGGAGACGAGTTGGCCGTTGCGGATGTTGACCACCAGCGGGTCGAAGTAGTCGTAGGCCAAAGAGGCGCGGAGAGTTTCCCACTCCTGACTATCGGGCTCGGGATGGTTGCGGATCTCTTGGTTGCGGGGGTGGTCTTGGATATCGGCGAGCGACATACGCTCAACCCGCAGCGTCATCACCTCGGCCAAGTCCTTCACCACGGGCTCCGGGGGAGAGTCCTCCGCGTCGTCGCGCATCACTGGCATGGCGCTTCTCTTGTGGGCCTTGCCTTTCTTTCTGGGGGACTTCTTCTTCGCCGCCTTTTTCATGGCAGCTTTCTTCTTGGCTCGGGCTTTCTTACGTGGTGATTTTTTCTTGGCCATAGGACCGCAGCCAACCACGAAAGCGGGGCGCGGTCAAGTCTCTATTGCAAAAGAACTTTTAGTGGGTTGACCAAACTAGCCCGGGGATGTCTCCGTCCTGTCTTGAAGGTAGGGAGGGGTGTAGACCAGATAGCTCAAGGTCAGTCGAGACTTCCGCATCAACGGAGTAAATCTTGGACCGACGACCATGACGTGAATCCAAGGTCCCGGGGACGTCATCCACTCCACCCTACCGTAGACGCGGCGCGGATAGTTCTCCGCTCTGTAAACTCCAATGTTCATTCCGGTTTCTCTTCAAAGAGCGCCCCACACTTTTCGCACTCCCACTTCAGGTGGCAGGAGCTACAAGACGGAGGACCGAATGTGCAGTGGCAATCCCACGGGACTACGTTTCCCACGCAGCACTTGGAGATCCGGAGACGTTCCTGCGCCTCCCGTCTACGCTTCTCCATCTTCTGTCTCCTCCTCCGCTCTCGGTTCTTGGCCATCCTCCGCAGCTTGGCCGGAGAAGGGGGTGGCTTGAAGTGCTTGATGATTTCGTGGATCTCCCGGCGTCCTACTACCACCGCGCCGTAGGTAATAGCCAAAGCGCGCTTGCTCATGGCTACGTCGTAGTGTGGGGTGCCACCGGGCTTATTCTGGAACCATTCCGGCTTGAGTCCTATCCTCCGCGCCATGGCGTGAAGCGCCTCCAGATCTTTGCTCATCATATGACACATCTTCATATTCCGGAAGCGGTAGATGGGCTGGTCCACCACTACGCGGCTAAAGTCTGGATCTGGGTCAGGCGGGCTGGTCTGGGTCGGTGGGGTCGTCTGGGTCATCTTCTTCGTCGTAGTCTCCCTGCGCGTTGTAATACTCCACCCACTTGAGATGGGTCTTGGAGAAAGAGGACCACGCGGCGAGGGCGCAGAGGATTCCCCCTAGTAGTTGGAAGCCACCGCCCCACCCACCGTAGTAGGTCTTCACGGCACCGCCGACTATGGCGAAGAGGATCAACCCCCCGCACAGCGCCTCCCGGATTCTGTATTTGCGCGTCTCGTCGTATAGGCTCATGAATTTTGAAGACTCTTCAAACTCGGCCCACAAGGAACTCTGACCCCTCAAAGGCGAAGGTCACGTTGACCTTGTGGCCGTTGGAGCGGGTGTGGTCCAGCCAAGCGTTGAACCCGGCGTCGTCCATCTTGTAGATCTCCTCTCCGTCCCGCTTCTCAATGATGGTGAGGTTGTGGTCCGGGGCGCGGATTACATCGAAAGTTCTCATAACACGGGTAGAGTAATCGATAAAAAGACTTTTGCAACAAAAAAGATCAACTTTCTAGGAAAGAAAAAAGTGGGTGACCATCCTGCCCTTTTTGCTCCGGACCTTCCTGCGGACCACCTCTCCCGAGGCGAGCATCTTCTTCCACACGTCTCTGTCGGCGTCGGGGTCCGTCCCTATGGTCTTGGGGTTAGGAACGCTCCCGGGCTTCTCCTCCATGTAAGCGCGGATTCTGCGGCGGATCTCCTCTGGATCGGTGACGGGACTAGTGGTTCTCACGGTTCTAAGAAAAGATGTCGATCAGAAGATTGGCTCCCTTGCGGCGGAGGCGGTTGGCGCGAAGGTTCTCTCCCTCCTCCATTTCCATCTCCGCGCTCATCCCGACGTCCATCAGGCCGTCAGAGATTTTCTCAGCGAGGGCGGGGTCGTCCTTGGCGAGGGTGCGGAGAGCGGTGAGGACGGCGGGAAGTGTATCAGTGTTTCTCATAACGAGGACAGTGTAACCGATAAAAAGACTTTCGCAACAAAAAAGATGAAAGAATCCGAAAAAAATTGAGAGTGAACCTAGCGGCGGGAATACCCCTTGAAGCTGGGGAAGAACTTGGAAGCGATCTCGGTCACCTCATCCTCGGTCTGGCAGGAGCCGTGATGACCGAGCCCGACAGTCCCGTCCTCCCACTGGGCGGTATACCCGCGCTGCTCCATCTTCCACTCCTTGGCCTGTTCCTCGTTGTGGTAAGGAACAGCGCCGTAGACGCTGGCGGTTTGGCCAGAAGTGTGAACCCAGACCTTCCAGGGAATCACAGTAAAGTTGGTGTTGGGTTCGGTGCAGGTAGTAGCGGTGTTTCTCATAACGCCACCAGTATAATCGCATAAAATACTTTTGCAACAAAAACTTCAGATATTTTTCGGCTTGATCGTGACTGGGAAAC